GTAGGTGGACCAGTCGGTGGTGTAGTAGGTGGAATAATTGGAAGAGTATTTGGATGCTTTTTACCAGATACACAAATTACAATGAAAGATGGATTGACAAAAAGTATTATAGATATAAATTTAAATGATGATATAGCAATTGGTGGAAGAGTATTTGCACATGCTAAATTTTTAGTTAACAATTTGTATGATTATAAAGGTATAAAAGTTTCTGGAAGCCATATGGTAAATGAAAATAATAAATGGCTTAGAGTTGAAGAAAGTAAATTATCAAAATCTTTAGGTAACAGAGAGCATATTGTTTATACACTTGGTACTGATAGTAGAAGAATTTTAATTAATAATATATTATTTACAGACTATTTTGAAGTTGATGAAAAAGAAGAATTACAAACACAAGGTAATGAATATTTTAATAATTGGAAAAATCATTCAATAGAATTACAAGATCAGAATAAAAATATATTAAATGCAATTTAGATTATGGGATCTTGAAAAAGATTATACCACATTAGTTAAATGGTGGACCCAGCATGAATTTGGGATAGTCCCTAAAAAATGCCTACCACCTGATGGAATTATTGTAGAAGAAAATAATATTGCAATATGTGCTGGCGGTTTATACAGATGTATAGATTCTAATTTTTCAGTAATGGAATGGATAGTTGCAGATAAAACAGCTAATATAAAAAGTATACACAAAGGTTTAAATATTTGTATTACTGAAATATTTAATTTAGCAAAAAAATATAATATGGAATTAATTTATACCATGACAGGTAGTGTAGCATTACACAAAAGATATACAAAATATCATAATATGAAATTAGTTGAAAATAATGTAAAAACATTTTTAATGGATTTAACAAATACTTATAAAGATTTAGAATGGATTTCAGATGATGAACAATTTAAAAAACAAAAAGAGGAGATAGACTAATGGCAATAGATCAAACAGGTGCAACAATGACAGGAATGTTAAATAAAAAACCTGTTGTAGCACAAGCACCAGACTTAAGTGCTCTTCCAGCACCTAAGGCTAATGATACAGCTATGCCTGTTGAAAAACCAAATGTTAAAGAACCTCTTAATTCAGAATTCCCAGATGCAACTTCTATGGAAATAGAGTTTGCGGAAAGGGCAAAAACATTAACTGATGAGGATCAAGCAGTAATACAATCTGTTTTATCCCCATCAGTTAGACAAGCATTAGGGAAAATTATACCAGAGTTTAAACCAGTAATGGATGCTTATGGTAGTAATGAACCTAATGTAGTACTACCACTATCTGCTATTAGCAGTTTTGCCACACAGAAATATGGTATTACAGATCCACAAGAAGCTGTAAATAGTTTCCTTACGGAAGTTACAGCAACTATGGGTCAACCGATGGAAACAAACAATGTGCCACCTAGTCAGCCTACTGAACAAGCAGGTTTAATGGCTAGCCCACAAAATATGGAAACAGTTTAGAGCTACCCTTATCCATAAGGCACTCAACCCAAGAGGAAAAAATAATGGAAAATGAAAAAGTAGTTACAGCTTCAGAAGAAGTTGAAACGAAAAAAGATAAACTATTTAAGAAACCATCTAGTAAATCAATGTATCAGAAAAATAGAGATGACGAAAGTGATCCCGAAACTGAGGCATTTGCTAGAGGAGAATTAAATAAGTTTAACGAAGAGAAAGCAGAGACAGCAACCGTTCAAGAGGACACAGAAACATCTGAAGAAATTGCAAGCTACGATGGCAAAGCTACTCCTTCAACTGAACGCCCTGAAAATGCAGAAGATCGTGTTTTTAAGAAACGTTATGACGATTTAAAAAAACACTATGATTCTACTTTGTTTAAGCACAAAGATGAAGTTAGAACTTTAAGAACGCAATTGGAAACGTCTACTAAAGACTTTGTTCCACCTAAATCCAAGGATGAATTAGAAGCTTGGAGACAGGAGTATCCTGATGTTTATGATATGGTTGAAACTATAGCTATGACAAAGGCTGATACTAGAGCAAAAGAGATGGAGGAGAAATACCAAAATCTGCAAGCTCAACAGGAACAAGTTAGTAAAGAGAAAGCAGAAGTAGAATTGTTAAGAGTACATCCTGACTTTACTGAGATTCGTAAGAAAGATGAATTTCATGAGTGGGCTAGTAAGCAAGATCCAGTTATTCAAAGTTGGTTGTATGAGAATACATCTAATGCACAATTAGCTGGGAGAGCAATCGATCTTTATAAGATGGATAAAGGTACTAGTACACTTAATAAGAAACAGGGAACAGCTGTTAAGAAAGAAGCAGCTAAGGCTATAACAAAAACTAGTAAAGCTACAGAATCAGATATTCCCACAAAGAAAATCTGGTCTAACTCTGAGATTGGTAAGATGGATAGAAGAACGTTTGCAAAGTTTGAAGCTGAAATCGATGAAGCATCAAGAGAAGGTAGGATTCAACCTTAAACTAACAACTATAACCACAGGCAAACATTATGGCAACAATGGGAAAAGCAACTGGCTATCAGAATTTACCATCAGGTAACTGGGCACCAGCAATTTATAGTCAAAAGGTTCAAAAATTTTTCAGAAGAGCATCAGTTGTAGAAGATATTACAAACACTGATTATGCTGGAGAAATTGAAAATTTTGGCGACACAGTAAATATAATCAAAGAACCTTCAATTACAGTGAACGACTACGCTAGAGGTCAAACAGTAAACACAGAAACACTTGCAGACGATCAAATTCAATTGACTGTCGACCAAGGTTCGTACTTTGCGTTTAAAGTAGATGACATCGAAGAAAGACAATCACATGTAAACTTTGAAGCTCTTGCAACTTCTTCAGGTGCTTATGCACTTAAAAAGAACTACGACTTTAATGTATTAAAAGCAATCTATGAGGGAGCAAGTACTTCAGTAGGCAATACAGGAACAGACGGTACACCTATTGATGGTGATGCAGCAGTTGACACATTAACAGATATTATGTCAGCAGCTAAAACAGTTCTTGATGGTAACGATGTACCAGAAGAAAATAGATGGTTCGTTGCACCACCAGCTTTCTATCAACAACTTAGAAAAGCAGGTGCTAAAGTCGTTGATCAATCTGTTATGGCAGACGGATCAGCTTCAGCTATGAGAAATGGTATGATTACAGATAGACCTTTATTTGGTTTTAAAATGTATACTACTAATTCAATAGCTGTATCAAGCGGATCAGCAGCGAATAAAACATTTGGATCAGCAGGCTCTAACGAGTACGCTTTCCTTTATGGTCACCAAGGTGCAGTAGCAACTGCAAACCATATTGCGAAAACGGAACTTATCAGAGATCCTGATTCATTTTCAGACATAGTTAGAGGATTACACGTTTTTGGAAGAAAAGTTCTAAGAACAGAAGCAGTATTCTCTGGCGTAATAACAATAGGTTAATCATAGATAGGAGAAATATATTATGGCAACTTTCGATAAAACAGGAGTTGGTGGTACTACAGGGCATCCGTCTAATGGTAGAACACCTTACTTAGTAGAAAATACAATTGACGTAGATACGTTTAACCCAGCATCAGGAGATATCATTCAAGCACTTGATATCCCTGCAGAAACACTTATTATGCAAGCAGGAATTGAAGTAATTACTGCGTTATCAAGTTCAGTTACTATGGACTTAGGTATAACAGGTGGAGACGTTGACAACTTTGTTGATGGTGATGGTAATGGTACAGGATACAGTGTGCTTACAGCGACAGCTAATCTTGTTGTTGCTAGTGCAGATACTCTTGACATATTAACAGGTGGAGCACAATCCACTGTTGGTCTAATTAGAGTATGGGCAGTACTATGTGATGTATCAGGTATTGATGAGACAGATCATAACTAGTAGATAGATAAACAACTTAAGGGGGGGTATTTATATCCCCCTTTAATTAAAAACCCCCCATATAAAAATAATATAAATATAGGAAATAGTATGATTACTAAAGAAATAATAAAAAAACCTAAAAAATATTCTGGGGTTACACATAATATGTTAACTAAATCTTATATAAATGGAAGAGCTACTAACTCAGGGCAAAAAACTACTTTATTAAATGGTGGCATAGACTTAAATACTAAGAATAGAATACAAAATTTAGAAGACAAAGCTGAAGAACAATCTAACAAATTAGATAAAATAACTTCAATGCTTCATGCAATATCAGAAAAGACATCAGCTTCTTGAAATAATTTCTGAATACAAATCTGACCATACTGCATTAAAAAAGCAGATTGATGATTTAAAACAGCAATTAGATGAAGCACAGTCTAGGATTAAAAGATTATTAATCAGATGTGA